CCCGATGAAGTGCCTAAGTTATCTTCAGCCCCTTGTGTGAAGGTGCCGTTTGTAGGCGCTCCAACAGAAAAGTCAAAGACAGGCTGAGTAGCATAGGCGATATCATCTTCAACGTTCCAAGCCAAGATTTCATGGTCAAACTTATAACATGTCAGGCCAACTGTAAAGTCACCCCTAACCTCAATGCTCTCTACTCGAAATACTTCATTTGAAATGTTAAGGTTATCAGAAGTAACTTTAATGAAGTCACCAGGCTCTAAGTTTAAGCCCTTTTTCGAAACAGTAAAGGTTAACGTAAAGATTGAACGGGCTTTGCGAACAGCCTGTTCTGCCATAGCAAGGGCGTGGTAAGGATCTGTTATACCGTCTGCATCGATATTCGCTTGGAAGGGCTGATTATTGTCTTCTGTTAGATAAGCGGTATGAGCCGCACTAAAGGAAGGGGGCCAAGTAATTGTGTCTTCTTTAAAGTCTTCATGTTCATTAAGGAAGCTAATGGTTGCTTGGTTTAGCCTGCTAGAGGCGCTGGGCCAAGACAGGCTTGATTCATCTCTGATAATGTCGTTATCAGTAAAGTGATGGTTAGCATCAACCAAGTTACTTAGTTCTATTGCTGTCTTCGGGTGCTCTAAAAGCAACTTATACTTGCCCTCAGAAGACCAAGTTAGCTCTGCAAGACCCATTGTGTTCATAATACGTTCAATGTTATTACGAATGTTGTCCTCTGTATCGAGCGTTAGGTTGCACTCGTATAAAGGAATTGGTCTTGTGGAAGTTAGTGTAGTTTCAACCCAAACTGTTTTGTTCCAATACCAGTATTTACCGGAGCCTTGAGTAAGCCAAAGCTCATTTTCATAAGTGTGTTTTTCAAGATTTGTTGGGCGAGAACCATTATCTGCTACTGTATGAACAGTCTTTTGACCGTTTACTTGCCCTGCTACTGTTCTTTCGGTTGCTACAATAGTATCACAAACAGCTGCCGAGTTGTAAAAAGACTCAAGATCAACTTCGTTAACTGACAAACCTCTGCCAAACTTTGAATTCATCAAGTAGTCAAGAAGGCAAAGAGCAGGGTTATTTGAGTAAACTCTGTCGGTGCTTAAGGAGTAAACCCCATTGAGTTCTTTAACCCACTTTACTTTACGACCTTTAACAAGAAATTCCATTTGAGGAATGCCGTTATAGTTATAGTCATTACGGTTCAGCTTAAACGTTGCAGAAGCATGAGCAGTGTTTGTAAACTTGTTGTTAGGGTCAATAGTGTTTGCAGTAGCAATTGCATCAGCTGCCCCGCCATTGTTGTGGGTACGAATTATGTGATTAAACTTTTTAGAACTGTCGTTATAGTCTATACCATCCACTTTAACCCACTGAACACCCTCAATGCCTTCATGGCAAAGAGCATACTGTACTGTTAAGTATTCGTTCTTAGAGCCGCTCTTTGAAGTATTTGCAAAACTCTCTGAAAAGGTTTTACTTGCGTTGTTTGTAGCAGAAGTGTAGCTACCTCGAACGAGATGTTTTACCTCGATACCGCCCAGTGAGTTCTTACCGTAAGCCACAGGGACACTAACTGCTTGTCCTGAGATTGTTAAGTTAAAACCTTTGCGCTTGTCGGCTTCCCGCTTCATTTTGTTATTTTGGGAGATCTGATAGGCGGTAGAGGCTACCGTGATAATGAGGTTAAGCAACAATTTATCCATTATACCTTACCCCACTTTACTGTTATTTCTTTATTTTCAAAAATCTCTTTAAAAGAGGTATCGTCAGGGCTAACCTGCTCCATACCATTCTTTGACGTCATAAAAGAACGAACCATATCAAGATCAGACATGGGGGAGGTTCCTTCGATGACTGCTAGCTTTTGTTCAAAATCGTTTGTAATGGAGGGGCTGTCAACGTAGCCCTTGTAAACACTTAGAACATCATTTGGACTAAGCAAAGGATTACCGTTAGCGTCCAAAAGAGCTACAAAAACACTAATAGGCTTACCGACAACGTTAGCTCTGAACTCTGCGGAAAGGGTGTCTAGCACCTCTGAGATAACAATTTTGTAAGACTCTCTATCAACTACCGAAGAGAACTTTGGGGAGTCAAACTCGTAAAGACCTCCGTTTGCCAAGTAGGTATTACCGTTGTAATCAAGGTCTCTATTAAAAGAAGTTAGATAGTAGGTAGTATTAAATTCTAGCTTAATTAGAAAAGCAAATCTCATATTGTCACTATTAATAACATTCTGTACTGCTGTTGAAAACTGTCTCATTACAAGGCCTCTATAATTGAAATTGTACCTGCGTTAGAGAGAACACCATCGGAAAAGGTGATACCTGTCTGGTTGTTAATATCTCTATAGTAGGACAAAACAGCCCCGCTACCAAATCTAACAGTGTTAGTGTTAGTGTTTTGTACTCGTAGTTCTGGGTAAAAGTTCATAAACTGGTTTGTGCTTCCCATTTGAACATCGTTAGTTGTAACATAAATCTTGTCATGATTGGAGAATTTAAAGAAAGTTCCTTTTGGAATAAAACCAGCGGCACTTGTTCCAACTAATAGCGTAGTGGTAGCTCCAGCTACAGTAGTGCCAAACATGTTAAGCGTAGGTTGACTTAGTGTTGTTTTTGCATCAACTTGAGGCAACTGAGGCATAACCATAGACTGAACTTCTTGATTGTCAACCACAGCGCCTAGAAAGATGTCTACCTGTGTTTCCGCTGTTCCAACTGTGTTAAAAGCCAACTCCCAGCGTTGAACCCCCTGAGAAGCTCTTTGTTTCCTTAGAGAAACCGTGTCTACCTCGTAAATAGGTTCGTTTGAAGTAATTGTAAGTGGTGCCAAAATTTGAGCACCGTTAAAATAGTATACCGACATTATTGACTCCTAAGTGGTCTAGCGATTAAAGGCACCCGCCGCTCTAAGAAAAGAGCTTGCCTGATGACTTCAGTGCCGCTGTTATTTTCATTTGTTGAGACCCAAAAGTCACCATTGTTTACCATGGCCCCTGAGTGGAAAGCAATATCCCCTAGCTCTGGTCTTTTATTTTTGACCACTTCATAACCGCAATATTCGGCGTAACTTTCAACAGTATAGCCCGATTTAAGTAGGAGTTTAAGCCAACCTTTAATAGAGCTGTAGGGTTCTTTAATAATGTCTCTAGCCTTGGTCTTTCCTCTGAGTTCATAGTCGTACTCAGCGAGTAAGGCGAAACAGTCATTAACCCCGCGTGTATATTCTGTGCAACTTTCTGTTAAGAGATCTATTGTTCGACAGGCTCGTTGCAAAGCCTCCGACATCTCTTCTTTTTCATAATACTTCATTCTAACTCCTACAGAGTGGCACAGAGGTGAGCCTCTCAAGTAACTACATAGGTATCCCCATACAGTAGCCTAAGTTGCTCACCCTGTGTAGCTCTCTACATGTCTTCTTTAATAAACAGACGAACAAGGTCTGCTACGATGTCGCTACGAACAATGTCGTCTACTCCGAACTCAATGATTGGGAGGTCGATTCCTGCTCTATTAATTTTTCTAGCAAAGGTTACAAGGTCTCTACCGTCTCTCACATCAGACTGAGCAGGGTCTCCCATTAGTACGAGCTTAGAGTTTTGCCCTAAACGAGTAGTAATTGCTTTTAGTTCTTCCATGCAAAGGTTCTGTGCTTCATCCACTAGAACAAGAGCGTTCTCGTAAGAACGTCCACGAATAGTTTCAATAGGTTGAATTTCAATTTCACCCTTGGCCAACATGTACTCATACTTACCTTTGCCAAAAGCCTTTGTAAGTACTTCTAGCATGGGCATAAGCCACGGGGTCATCTTTTCTTCGATAGTCCCAGGAAAGTGTCCAAGTGACTTCCCTGTTGGTACGTTAGCTCGTGTGAGCACAATCTTTTTGTACCTACCACCCATAAAGAGTTGTGCAACAGTCCCTGCACTACAGTAGGTTTTCCCCGTCCCAGCACAACCAATTGTTACTGTAATAGGGGCTTTCTTGATTGAAGAGATAAGAGTATCTTGTTTCTCGTTCTTAGGTAAAAGATTAAAACTTGTTCGTGGGTAACTAGTATACTTTTCTTCCTGGGCCATATGTTTTGGCATACGTGCGTTGGCTTTAACGGAATAACGAGACTGTTTTTTGGACATAAAAGATTCCTTGGACTGTTATTGTTTAGGGGTTAAAGCAGGGCCCGAAGGCCCTACTTGTTTTAGTTTAATTCAGGGTTTAACAGGCCACACGACATCATTAGGGAAGCCAGCCTGTTGTGGCACATCAAGAAGCGCCTGACGGTAGACTGCCCAAGCGTTCTGCTGTTCTGCTGAGAGAGTAGCCCAGCGCAGTGGGTTACCGACGAAGGCATCTACTTCAGCTAACAGGCCGTCACGCTCCATGCGAAGCTGCTCAGACAGTGCTGCGTCCAGTTCAGCTTGAGTGGGCGGGACGTATGCTGCGACATCACCAGCGGCTTCCATAGCGGCCAAGAGATCGTCGTTGTTGATCGTCATGTCAGTATCTGCTGGGTCTAGCGTGTAGGGAATCCAGCCGTAGTCTTGGTGTTCGATCTCACAGTCAATCCAGCCGTTGTCGTTGATGTATTTTGCGTTGCGATAGTTTGTCATTATGAAATCCTTACTGCCAAGCCTAATCTAGACCTTGTTCCTGTTAAAACAGCGTTACTCACCCAGCGCCAAGTACCACCAAAACCTGCGGCTGCTGAACTGCCAGCAATTGAACCCGTCCAACCACTGCCCCCATTGGCGCTGGTGTATATTTCCCAAGTAAAAAGAGAAGAGCCAGCGATTGTGGCACCTGCACCATGCGCTGCGGTTGAGTACCACCCAACATGGGCATAGGAACCAACACCACCCCAGCCAGCGCCACCAACGACTTCTGCACGGACGTTATCCAGTGTCTTCTTGCGGATGTACCCATCATTCGTGTTGACGTAGTAGTCCGATGAAGCTGTTGTTGTGTTGCCGCTTGTGGTGTTGATCCAGCCAAACTCGGCGTAACCATTGGCTTGTGTGCGCACAACTGTATTTACTTGGTTGTTTCTGGTAGTTGAGTTGAGGGCAAGCCCACCAAGCAGTTCTGCCTTACGTGCAATGTCAACACGGATACCATAAGTGTTGGAACCGTTGTAACCCATCAAGGTGGGGTAAGTAGCAACCCATGGCACATCTGGGTCTGTGTTGTTTTTAGCTACACCTGTAGGTGACGTGCTGGCGGATGCGTCGAATATGGTGTGGTTGTTGCCATAGTTCTTCCATGCCATCTGGCCGATGACATCATTTACAACAGTGCTGTCGTTCCAGTCTGTTCTGCTTCGTTCTGGAACGTAATCGTGGGTGTGGCTTGCTAAAGCAAAAGCACTTGCGTGATTACCGTCCAAGAGGTCAGCGTCTAAGCCTGAACCAGAGCCGTCGTTGCCTTGAGTCCAGACTTTATCCCAAGTAGCAGAAGGGGTTGTGTCGTTGTTAATACCTCTATGATAAAAGTTATTACCTGCGGTATCAAACCATAGCTGACTGTAGTAAGCGCCAGAGTGTGTGTTTATATTAAATAAAGCACCTGCATTGTTTCCGCTGGGGCCTCTGTCAGTCCATGAGCTTGTAGAGCCTTGGTATACACCTGAGGCAAGCTCCGTACTCAAATTGATGGAACTACCGCTTGACCACGGGAAGTAATTAGTGTGGTTGTGGCTGTTGTCTGCAATAGTAACTGTAAGTGTAGCATTACCTAAGTTAGTAAATGTAGCAGAGCCAGAAGCATCACCAGAGAGTGTCAAAGTAGGGTCAGGAGCATTAGCGGGGCTATAGTAGTAACTACCCTGTTGTCCATCAAGCAAGTCAGCATCTAGGCCAGAACCAGAGCCATCGTTGCCTGTATGCCATACATCAGAGCCACCTACCTTTAGCCCTGTAAAATCAGAATAAGCCCCTGATCTTGGACCGTGTGCTATGAGTGAGCCTGTAGCATTATTATCATGGCCCCACATACCCCATTCGCCGTTACCAATCTGGCTTAGACCTGTCCAAGTATTTCCACTTGCCCCAACAACCGAAGTATCACCACCACGATACCCAATGGAAAAGCCATAATTATCCATCAAGGCTGTTGTTGAGTTATGTTCTGCGAAGAAGAGGCGTCCAGATCCTTCGCCAGAGGTGTCACTGTTGCCCTCAATAGACAAGAACCTTGCACCTGTTGTTGAGCCACCGCCAGCTACACCAAATGACAAAGACCTGTTGTCCCCTGTAATAACGTCACTAGCATCACTTCTTAGGTAGCTACTGCCCTGCACACCATCCAAGAGGTCAGCGTCTAGACCCGAGCCAGAGCCATCGTTGCCAGAGTGCCAGACAGGCGAACCGTCTACAAATCTCCCGACTTCTGAGTTGGTAATAGTCTGAGTAACAGTGCCAAATGCTGTAGCGAAGCCAACATCCCAGTTATCATTCCAAACCTCTGCGCTGTAGCTGGAATAACCACCGACAAAATGGGTCACCGCCACTTGTGGATAGCTCCAAACTGATGAAATCTCTCCAATGTAGATGCAGCACTTAGAGCCATCATGGCCAAAGCGGACGTTAAAGTTTCTATTTACGTTGGGGTTTCCAAGGATGTAAGCAAAAGGATTGATCCAAGTGCTACCCGTAGAATAGTTGTAACCACCGCAAACTACATCAAACCCCTCGTTGGTAGAATACTCATAAATGCGAATAGTCATTCGCATCATCGTGTTCGTCCAAGATACAGGTAGTGTAATCTTGATTGCACCAGTGACATTCGCGGTCTGTGTGGCATAGTTAGCATTGTGTGGGTTGAGGATTGAAAGGGAGCCAGTCCCTAAATTAACAAACCCTTCCGCAGCAATGTAACCTGTTGAGGTATCATTTCCTGTTTTTGACAGCTTTCCATCAAGCGCGACCTGCAAGCCGTCAACGTTGCTGATAATATGGTTGTGGCTGTCGTCGGCTACCGTGACAACGATTGATGTCGTGCCAGAGCCTGTCGCATCGCCAGACAGCGTGATTGTTTGGTTGCCCTGCAAGAACGACGATGCGTGCAGGCCGTCGAGCAAGTCAGCGTCTAGACCAGAAGCCGCCCCGTCAACAGTTTTAACTGCTGTCAGTATTTCAGCCGCCGTCTGATCCGCAGTTGCCCCAGCTTCAATGCCATCTAGCTTAGTACCATCAGCCGCAACGTCACGGCCATCTACAGTACCCGTAACAGATATATCACCTGCAACACCTAAACCGGAGTTGAAGTAGTTGTATTGGTTATGTGAAAAGGTACTATTATTATGGTCATAGCTAAAGATAGTCTTTGAATAATAGCCAGTCGAACTAACTTCGTTCAGGGCAAAGGTGCTTCCTGTAGTGTCAGTATTAGCGATTTGGCTTGTAAGGGCTACCCCATAGTTATTCGCTGTAGCACTATTAGATAGCCACAAATTACCGCCGCTGTACTGTGCTGTTGAAGAACCATCTATATTAAGCCATGCATATGCATCAGTAACTGTGAGTCCAGTAGCAACAATATTACCTACAACCTCCAGAGCCTCAGTTGCGCTGGCGTTACCACCACCGATCTTCATACCTGAGTT